CCGCGATAGGCGGAAGGGGAGCGGGTCATGGGCCGGAGTTTACCGGATCGGCACCAAGAAAAAGCCGGCCCGCTCTGACGAGGGGGCCGGCCGGCATGGGGCGGAAGGAAATCAGACGTTAAAACAAAATTCAGGCCCACGAAGCGCGCCAGTGCTGGGTTCTGTGATTTTCGTTTCCATTCTGTACCCGCTTTCGTACCCGATTAAATGATTCTGTCCCCTCTATTTTGCCATCCGTCCCCAAAAACGAGAAACCCCGACGCGCTGGCCGGGGTTTCGCTTATGGGGTTCGTTTTCAAATTTCAGGCGGCGCTACGCCTTAAGTGATGTCAATGCAAGGTTTGGTGAGGCGGCAGGCACTTGATCGTTTCGGCAAGGCGATCCGCAGCCGCCTTTAGCACCTTGGCTTCGTGAGACTTCCCCTTGCTATATCGCCGTAACCATTCGATAAGTTCGGGGGCTTGCTCAACAAGAACAGGATGCTTGCTCAAATATTCAATAAGCTCGGTCTTGCCCTTGGTGAGGATCACCCCGTAAGCGGCCCTACGCATAGTGAATTTCACTTCTTCAAGCCGCAAGATTGTGGCGGCTGATTCGGCAGAAAATAGCGGTTCAAATTCACTCGCCATCATTGTCCCCGCGATGCAGTTGATACAGGACGTCGGGGGGCGTCCATTCGCCCGATCTGCCGAATGATCTTGCTGTGTATTTCACAATGGTCTTGATGATGAAACGGCGTTCATCCTCGACAAGCGGCCCCAGCACAGGGCGGGGCGGCATTTTTTCTGTCCCGAATTCATGGAAGATCATCTTTTCGTCGGTTGATCCGACGGTAAGGACAAGCCCTTCGACTTCGTGGCTGATTGAATCGCGCATGTGTCCAGTCGCAAGCAAGGGAGCATTTGCCGGGTATCCCTTCCGGGTTTTCTCGGCCTCTGTTGATTCCTTCAATGGCTCCCATCCCGGCTGTTGATGACCAATCTTTCGCTTTGCGACTTTTTCCAGCCTTTCGCCGATTTCAAGAAGCGCTGCGGTCATCCCCGCTTCATGGAAAGCCAGATCGGCGGCAAGGTCGGCGAAACTTTTGTATTCCTTTTCCATTTACCCACCCCCTATTCATCCGATGTCAGCCAGCGTCTGCATCTTCACGGCTTCGATGTTCGCCATCAGGTCATAATCGATCTGGAAATCGTCGAACGCTTTGACGGTCGGACGGGTCAGGCGGAAGCCGGACGGCATGGATTGCCCGGCGAATACCTGTGGCAGTTCCGCCCCCGCATTGCCGTACAGCAGGGAATCCGCAGCCCGGCAAAGCCCCGTGACCTTGGCATAGGCATCGGCCAACACCTTCACCGCTGCTTCGTATTCAGGCCGGGCGCTGGCGATTTCGGCTTGCAGGGCTTCCCATTGCAGGCGGAGCGAATCCTTGGCGACATCGGCGAATTCGTGCATGACGGCATCGCGGGCGGCGCTCAGTTCTTCGATGGCGGCGCGGGCAGCCTCAACCCGTAGGGCAAGGGCAGCGCTGCGCTGTTCAGCGTCGGCGATGGCGGCATCGAGGCCTTGAACCGTTGATTCACTTTCCCGGCCAAGGAAAAGGGATGCCAGCAGGCCGCGCCGTTTGGCTTTGAGTTCGATGGCCTGCTGTTGTGGGGCTTCCCCTTCGGCAATGGCAGCCTCGGCTTCCGCGATTTTCGAGGTAAGCGCCTCGGCGCGCTGCTGGATTTCAGCGAGGCGGGATTTGTGTTGTTCATAGGTTTGGCGTTGCGGGGTCATTGCTGGGCTTCCTTTCCTTGCTTGGCGTTGAGGGCGGCGCGTAGTTGATCTCCGGGGCGTTGTAGCTTTGCCAGCTTTTCGCTGAATGGCTTAACCTTGCCGGACGGCTGGGCGACCGGCTTGGGATGTGGATGGCCCTGCTTTGCCGGTTCCGGTTTGGTGGTCTTGCGATTGACGAAGGTCATCACTTCGTCGATGTGGCTGCCCGGCTGGGGTTTTAGGCTTACGGTCGTCATGTCCCATCCCCTTTACACGGCTGCGCCAGTGGCGACGTTTCGCCAGTTCGCTCCGTCCCAAACGATCATCGCCGCAAGGGTCGTGTCGATGTAGCGCATGCCGACACCGAAGGCCATTGCCATGTCGTCGTCGGTAGCCTTGGGCCGGTTGGCGGTTGTGCCGACCATTCCAAGGACGGCCCAGCCGTTCGCTGACAGGACTTGAGCGTCCATGTCGGGGACATCCTGCATGCCGGTGGCAATGGAATAGCTGCGGCCATTAGCAGGGGTTGCGGATTGCGCCTTGATGCTGGCGGTTGGGATAACTCGGGTTGTGCGCGATGGCATGGTGTTTCCTTTCTATCGGGTTGGGTTTAGATGCTTCACAGAAATGCCGTGGGCTTCGCTGTGGCGTTTTTGATGGTTGGGGCAGGCTGCCCCCTTGCCTCGGTCTGAAAATCGCGTCATGGCCGTGTTTTCCCCTTTCAGTCGTCAAAGCCGCGTGATCTGGCGGCGGTAGGTCTGGAATAGCCCGATCCGCGAAGGGGCGGGCCGTCGTAGGTCTTGAATCGCATCAGCGGGGCGTCGTAGCGCATTGCCACATCCCCCAGCGGGCCGTTCCGGTTTTTGCGGACGAGGATTTCAGCAATGCCCGCCCATTCCGGCGCGGGGTTGTGCATTTCCTCCCGGTGCAGCATCAGCACCATGTCAGCGTCCTGTTCGATTTCGCCGGAATCACGCAGATCGGCGGTGATGGGGCGCTTGTCGGTTCTGGCTTCGACGTTCCGGTTTAGCTGGGCAAGGGCGACGATAGGCACCCGCAGTTCCTTCGCCAGCGCTTTCAAGCCGCGCGAAATGCTGCCGATTTCTTGGGTTCTTGAATCCCCCGTGCCGCGCATCAGTTGCAGGTAGTCGATGACGATCAGCCCCAGCCCATGCGTCCGGGCGATTCGCCGGGCCTTGGCACGCACATGGGACACGGTGATCGCCTCCCGGTCGTCGATGAAAAGCGGGGTTTCGCCCGACCGCCCAAGCACGTCGCACATTCGCCGCCAATGGTCGTCCTCGCCTGTGCCGGTACGCATGGAAATCATCGGGACGCCGGTACGGCGGGCAAGGACGCGCATGGCGATTTCACGGCGGCCCATTTCAAGGGTGAAGAAGATCGTCGGGACGTTCTGCCGGGATGCGTTGTCTGCGATGGCACAGGCAAATGCGGTTTTCCCTACGGATGGCCGCGCGGCGATGATGACAAGCTGCCCCGGCTCGAAACCGGCGGTGATGTCGTCCAGCGCCGGGAACCCGGTTTGCAGCCCGGCGCATTTGCCGCCGCGATCCCGGCGTTCCTCGACTTCGTTGATCGCTTCGCCCATCGCATCCTGCAAGCGGATCGGGTCGTCGCCCTCGCTGTCCAGCAGGCGCAACATGTCGGCCTCCGCGCGCGCTGCAATTTCGCGGGGTGATTTCGCACCGGGGGCGGTAAGCGCGTCTTGCAGGCGGCCAGCGATGCCCAACAGGCCGCGCATGGTTGCCTTCTCGCGGACGATTTCGGCGTAGCGCTTGATATTGGCCGCGCTGGGCGTGTTGCTGGCAATCTCGCCAAGGTAGGCAATGCCGCCGGTCAATTCGCTTTCGTTCCGCACTTCCAGCAGGTCGGCGACGGTCACGACATCGATGGGCTTGCTGGCTTCGTAAAGCAGCTTCGCGGCGACGTAGATGCGGCGATGGTCGTCTTGGTAAAAGTCTGCCTCCGACACCAGCCCTTCGATCCGGTCAAAGGCATCGGCACCGGCCAGCAGAATGCCGCCGATAAGCGATTGCTCGGCTTCGATGGAGTGAGGCGGTAGGCGCAGGTCGTTCGCGTTCATGCTGCGGCCCTCCGTGCTTGTTCGCCTGCGGTCGTCCAGCGGGCCGCTTCGCCCTCTTTCAGGAACCACAGGCCATACCAATTACGGCGGACAGCATTGCGAAAATGCGCCCGCCAGTCCTTTTGACGCTTGGCAGTCGGCAAGAAACGGGTTTTGAATTCCTGCCATGCCGTTGCCAGCATGTCGGGGGCTATGCCTACCTTTTCGGCATAGTCGAAGATCGGGTCGTCTTCGGGGATGGGCTTTTCGCCGGAAGCCTTGCAGGCATCAAGGAAGGCTTTCAGGGTTGCCCCTGCTTTTTCCTTGATGGCCGTCGGGGATGCCGGGGCTTGCTCCGGCCCCTTGGTGGTTAATGACGGTTCAATGACGGTTTGGGTCGCATGGGCGCTACCCGTCCCGCCGCATGGGTGCAACCCCTCTACCGCATCCGTGCGACCCGTCGCATGGGCGCTACCCGTCGCATCCGTGCGACCCGTCAATGCCGAAAGGACAATCCGATATTGTCGGGTCGCCCCCGGCGGGCCGCCGAATTCATTACCGACAACCTGCACGAAGCCGGAATCGATCAGGCGATGGACGGCGCGCTGAGCCTGCGACTTTGATAGGCGCATCTTGTCGGCGATACGCTGCATGGATGGGAAGCAGCGACCATCGTCATCGGCCCAATCTGCCAGCGCAAGTAGGGCCAGCAAGTCAGAGCCGCCACCGGGGTATCCATCCCAAACCGCAGCAGAAACGCGGACGGCCATGTCAGTCCTCCGCGAGCAATGCAGCCAGCGCGCGGGCTGCCGTTCCGTGGGCGAATCCGCGCTTGAAGCTGTTCAGCAAATGCCGCTTCACCTTCCGCTTTTCATCGTCGGTCAGACTGGGCAGGGATTTGGCGACGAATGTGGCCCCCTCGAAGGCAAGGGCGGCGCTTTGGCAATGGTCGGCAAGCGCCCTAGACAGCGGATCGGGGGCGGTCTGATAATGGCCGCGCTGCGTTTTGGTTTTGGCCCCTCCGCTCTTTCTGGCGGATGTGGCTTTTCCTTTTTCGGTGGTCATGCCGCCCCCCTATGCTGCTTTCAGGGATGCGCGGCTGCGCTCGATCTGTTTTGCAATCCAGTCATTGACCTCGGATTCAATGAATCCGGTTGCGCGGTTTCCGATCCTGACCGGCGGGGGAAATTTCCCGGCGCGCACATAATCGTAAATCGTCGTTTTCCGAAGCCCAGTTCTGGCCTCGACCGTCTTGATCCTGATGATCGAAGGGGATGCTTTGGCGTCCATTTTTTACTCTCCGAAATTGGCCGGAATAGGCCGTTACGGCGAGCATAAGCCCTGTTTTTTAGAAAATGCCCTTGGCATTATTTGATGTTAGAACGATGCTTTCCGTTGCCGTCCTTAACCGTCCGCCAATGGCCGCACTGAGGGCGAAAAAAACCCCGCAAGGGGGTTGACATGATTTTGGGGGGGGGCCGGTTTCGGCCATTTATCCCCCTTTTTATAGACGGGAAAAATGGATCAAGCGACTTCGAGGATGGTTAGGACGCTGACGGCTTCGGGGATGTTCGCCGCTTCGGTTTCTGCCTTTGCCAGCGCTGCGGCATGCGACAGGCCACCAGCGAAGTGCCTGACAGAACCATCAGCGAGGCGGACAGCGGGCGACCAAGTGCGCGGGGTTTCGTTGAACATGGCGATTTCCTTTTCAGGTGGTTGGTAAGGGTTCAGGCCGCTGCGGAATGCAGGGGGACAACCTTGGCAGCATCGCCGCGCTTCCATGTTTCCAGCATGTCAGCCCATTGCTGCATCATTTTGGCGCGGTCGGCCAGATAGTCGGCGTGGTTGTAGGTGCGGCGCACGGCGTTCGGTTCGGCATGGGCAAGCTGCCGTTCGATCCAGTCGGCAGGGAAGCCCATTTCGTTCAGGCGGGTGCTGCCCGTCGTGCGGGTTGCATGGGGGCTATATTTCCCGCCCCAGCCCAGCACGTTCAGGGCTTGCCGGAAAGACGCCACGGCCATCGGCTTCGCCTTGTCGTCCCGGTTCGGGAAAACATGGACATGGCGGCCAGTGATGCCGTGCATCGCCCGCAGGATTTCGACGGCCTGCGCTGGCAGGGGAATGCCGTGCTCCTTGCGCTTCTTCATGCGCTCGGCTGGGATGCGCCAGATTGCAGCATCAAGATCGAATTCCGCCCATTGCGCCTCAACGGCTTCGCTGGGGCGGCAGAGCGTCAGCCACATCAGACGGAAGGCGGCGATGGTTTCATGCCGCCCGCCATGCCCTTCTACATCCCGCAGCAGTTGGCCGATTTCGTCGGTTTCAAGGGCGCGCTTGTGCTGGGTCTTGTTGGCCGGTAGCGCCTTGCGCACCGGATAGACCGGATCGGCATCGGCCCGCAACGTCGCCACGGCCAGTTCAAAAACCCCGGACATCGTTCGCTTCGCTTCGGCGGCAACCGATGGCCCGTTCTTCTTCGCCGCTGTCGTCAGAACGTCCAGAACGTGGGCCGGGGTCACTTGCTTGACCGGCAGGACGCCGATCTTGGGGAAAACGACGCGGGTCAGCATATCCAACCGCCGCTTCTTGGTGACTTCCTCCCAGTCTTTGAGGGCGACCCATTCGCGGGCAACTGCTTCAAAGGTCGTCGCGCTTTCCTGTTCGCGCTTGATCCGGTCAAGCTGGCGATTGTGTGCGGGGTTGATGCCCTGCTTAACCAGCGCCCGCGCCTTGGTGCGCTCGTCGCGCGCCTCGGCCAGCGTGAAGCGACCGCCAGCGCGCCGGGCCTTGGCTTCCTCCGGGGTTTCGCCGCTGGGGGCGATGCAGTATTCCCCGATGGCGAACACGCTTTCCCTGACTTCGCCTTCCTTGGCAAGTTTGAAGCGGTAGCGCCATGCCTTCGCCCCGTTGGGCTTCACCAGAAGATGCAGCCCCTTGCTGTCAGTCAGCTTATAGGGCTTGTCCTTGGGCTTGGCGGTGCGGCATTGCGTGTCGGTAAGCATGGCGCGGTTCTCCGGGTTTTTGGGCATATACCCGCTTTTCGGAAGGGGCACGCTTGAAGTATACCCCACACCATACCCGCTTTCCGAGCGGATTTTGACGGGCGAAAGCGGGCGATGGCGGACGACAAGACAAAGAAAAAGCCCCGCAATCACTAGGATTTACGGGGCTTTCTATTGGCCGCTTGCGTCCGCGAAAGTCCGCTGCGGTTTTTCATTATGGTTTAGACGTTGAACAGGAAGTTCATGACGTCGCCGTCCTGCACCACGTATTCCTTGCCTTCGGAGCGCATCTTGCCGGCTTCCTTGGCGCCCTGCTCGCCCTTGAAGGCGATGAAGTCGGC